ATATTCAACAATACTCATATAATAACCATCCTGTGCCTAATATTAACAAATACACACATGGTTATATTAACAGTCCAGCTTCAATTATAGGTGAGAAAAGAACATATGGTTGTATATATACTGTGGAAGAACTTCAGAAGTATGGATTTAGACCAGACGAAAGAAGATCTAAAGTTAATAGAATTGGTAATGCTGGTAGGATGAATGTGAGGTCTAACCCATTAAACCAGGGTGGTATGTTGACTAGTGTTAGATCTGATGTGACTAGGATTGATAATAGAGAAAATTATAGAAATGGTACATCGACACAGAATTATGTTAATAATTCTTATCATAATTTAAACCCCTACAAGGGTAAAATAAATCCACACGCATCGAATAAAAGTCTTAATATGGCGAAGGAGCAACTTAAAAATAATCCCTTAGTAAATACCTTTTAATTTGTTTGTGAAATAATCTTAGATCAAAAATATTCATTAAAATATTATCCAGTATATTTTAATGAATGTATATACATTAGATATAGACAGTAGTGAAAGGGATCCTATACTTTACCCAGATCCATCTGATTATATCATACATTTAAAAAATCCTATTTATAATGTTACGAAATTAAGTTTAATATCAGCTAAAATACACACGAGTCAGTTACTTATAAATGATAGGAATAATACGTTTAGCATAAATAATTCCGATGTAATCCTGGATAATAATAACTATTCAGGTGATGAATTGGCCGAAGAAATAGCCGCCAAGTCCGCAGATATAGCTTCAGCGGTTTATGATTCGAATACGAATATCATAACATTCACGGGCAACAGTAACTTGGAATTTAAATTTTACAGTGGTACAAATGGTTACAATTCCGTTGTAAAAGAATATACAACACCACATGACATAATAGGATTACCATCCAGAGATATAGTTTCTGTAAATAATGAAATAAAGACTGGTAGTATAAACCTTCAGGGTCCGGATGCGTTAGTATTAAAATTAAGTAGTGGTTCTGATGAATTTAATAAAATTGTATTCTCTGATATACCATTTTATACAGGTAGAATATTAACTTGTGGAGATGTTATCAAATATTCAGGTGTCGATGATACATTAGAGCATTATTTTCATTCTGGTGCACAAAAAACTATAACTCACTTGAGGATACAATTTTTTTATAGTAGTAATAACAGACTTATACCTTATGATTTCAGATATTCAAATCACGTTCTTAAATTGTCACTAGAATGTTCTATTGATAAATTTGAATTTTCAGAAAAAATAGATGAAAATTTAAAGCCAAATGAAATTCCAAAACCTATAAAACTTCCAGATTACGATGAAAAGATTTATAAATCGGATTATATTATACCTATAGTACTAGTGGTAATAACTATTTTAATTTTCATATATAAAAAAAGAATCATCTAATAGCATACACGGGCTTTTCAGGTTTTACGACCCTCTTGGATATCAAACGAGCCAAAACAAACACTAAAACAGATATAAGAGTTGTGATTAAAGCTGTGAGGGCATAGTTTGCACCACTTGTCTTATTTATTTTAACGACCTGAGTGATTGCCCATCTCACAAAGTCCATCCACGCGATTGCCGCCGCAAAAGAAAATCCCGACACGACAGAGTTGAGAGATTGCGATTCGAGTTCTCCTGTGATTGTTGTTAAAATTTTTTCAATGTCCATTGTTTATAATTAAAAAATATTTTTTATTCGGGTAAAAGTTCCTCTTTAAACAACAAATCATATTTATGATTTTCGTAACCTTTAATATTAATTAAAGGTTGTTCATCTTCTGAATCTGAATCTTCTGAAACATCAGAATCAGTTATTTTAAATTTAAATTTTTTGTATTTTTTTTTAACAGATAACTCAGTAATCATTATTATCAATTGCATTTTTTAACATCTGTTCTGCCGGATTTGTGGGCATCCAATTATCCCACTCTTTATAAGCTAAATTTATATTGTTCATGAGTTCATCCGGTCCACAGTACTCTGTAAATAATAAATCCTCCTCATCAACTATATCTATATCATCCTGATCAGATTCAGATTCTGATGAACTGTATATATCTGGAAAATATGAACCCAATTTTACTCCGACCCTTTTCATGGCACAATATTTAAGACAATACTCCAAATCCTTTGCCAATAATGTATCTCTACCAGCATTTTTACAATAAGAACCAGCCAATAAAAACGCCTCCTCTATAACTGGTTGAATTATATTGATTGCCGCCTGCTCCATTTTATAAAAAATGAAAATGTTTTTTAATTAAGTTTAACACTGTCTGTTCTTCCATAATTGTATAATAATGTCGTTTCACCTTTATTTATGTTCAATATATTAGTAGTTAATGCGTATATTTTGAGTAATCTATCATCTGTTTCTGGGTTAAGATAAAGTTTCATTATTTGTTCTTTTATCGGTGAAAAATTGCGATGTCCTGTGGGTTTCCAACTTTCTGGTCTCAACGCGAAGCTGTAAATGTAATACCTCCTGAAAAGCTGTGTTCTCGTGTGATGTATATCACTCTGTATTGCGCGCAAATTTATGACGTCACCTGTCAATTCGTCAAGGATTGTTTCTCCGTCTAATTCGAGTGTTAAGTATTTTAAATGCTCATAATTTATGTAACCCTGATAGAACTGATTTGAATTATCATAATCGAATACAGAATAATTTGTAGAATTTCCTTGTATAATGATAAATAATTCCTTAATCATATTCATAAAATCCAACTTAGCTGTAAATGTGTCATTAGTGGAAGGTACTTTGAAGATATTAGTTTGTACATAATTTATAAGATAAGTAAGTTCTGAAGTTTTGAAGTGTTCCAGCTCCGGTTTATCGAGACATATAAACTCGCCTATCATTTTTATATCTTTTATGAGATCATCCTGTTGAACACCACCCATCGAAAAAGTTCCTGTAAAAAAATTATCATACCACGTACATTTATTTTTATTTCTTATTTTCACTTCGAACCTTAATTCCTGAAATCTTAATGCACAAATAGGAAAATATAATTCCGGATTGTTATGGAAATAAAATGGTATATCTACAATTAATTCTAAAGCTGAATTATTTAAAAATTTAAGGAATGTAAAATCAGAAACTGGTGTACCTGACAACTCATAGTTCGCTTTACCTATAGTTTTAGACAGAATATTTTGTTTCGTCTGAGTGTAAAAATTTTCGGAATAGATTTGCATATAATCACTTGGTATATGTTGTATGAGCTGATCTCCTATGTACATGTTAACATATTCCAATAACACGTGACCTATCGATTCTGCGTATCCAGAATTGTACTGGTTTATTTGATTCAAAGAAATTCTAATTTTTATATTTTTTAAAAGATCTCCCACATCACCATGAACATGACAAGTTAATAATCTATCGAAATCCTTTTCCCCTTTTAATTCTAATTCTGTTTCAAACATGGAAAAATTAGTATGTCTTTTGAATAATGTAGCGAAATAAGTGTATTCTGGATTATCCGTGAGATGCACATCTTGAGATCCTCTCGTTTCGAGTTGAATGACTCCAGCCATCGTTACTAATACATCATTTTAAAATTTTAAACCGACGAGTCCAGCATTTATTTGTAAAATATTATAACTCACAGCGTATACATGAACTATACCATTTATAACGTTGTCCAATTCGATAGTTATGAGTTTGTGAGCTATTCTACTCATGTTCACTTGCCCAGATGGTGATAGGTCGTGAGGTCTTAGACTGAAACTATGTACTCCAAATGGAAAAGTATCCGTTATGTAACCTTTGTAATACGTCATAGGTTCATGGTATGTGAGTAATAATTTATCCTTGTCAAACAGTATATTGTTATTTACTCGCATTTCCACTCTATTGATAAATTTATGTGAAAGATTTTCCAATGCGATAAAAAACATTTCTTTCACAGGGTTTTTAAAATTTACCAAAAAACTTTTTTTATTTGTGTTATTAAAATCTACCTTGGCAACCTGTACCTGTGTTATAAGTTGTTGAATGACTGTATTAGTTAGAATATTTTTTTCGAGGGCATCCAAAAATATAAAGTCAGATATTAGTGTTGTATTTTTTATCTTAAAGTCATTATCTACAACTGATGCGACTTGATCTAATCTTTTGAATTTTATATGTATCTCCACTATCTGTTTTTTTATAGCAAATACTGGTATAAATAGTTCTGGATGTTTATGGAAATAAAATGGTATATATAGCCTATAATTGAATTCATTTTTTGATATAGTACCATTATGTCCGGATGTGTAATATAATGTCTTTTGTGTATCGTCGTAATCATGGTTCAATTGGGTATGCATATAAATATATTCACCAGTCATTCTTTCTATGGTTTGTCCACCTATTACGAGATCTATGTGATCTATTATTTTAGAACCTATAGATTCTATGTAATTATTACCACCCTTTTCTAGAGTTATATTCAATATCACACTCTTTATTAAATCTCCTTTATTTTGTGGTATCCTGCATATAATATTACCCCCAAAATCCATATTTCCTGTAAAAGGGGTCTCTATTGCCTCTATAGCAAATTTAGTATGTCTTTTAAAGCTCATTAAAAAATGTGAAAATGAAGGATTTCCTATTACCCATATATCTTGTTGCCCGGATACAGCGATATTTAATCTACCGGACATATCTATTATTTGCGAGTAAAATATTATTATAAAAAACACTTGTTATAGTAGAATGAACATTCAACTGAGAAAGTTCAAACCCGAAAATATGGCTGATGATAAAGTATGTATATTCGTGGGTAAAAGAAATACAGGAAAATCGACACTCGTGACAGATATACTTTATCATAAAAGGCATTTACCCGCGGGTATAGTTTTATCGGCGACAGAAGAGGGTAATCATTACTATCAAAAATATGTACCAGATCTATTCATATACGGAGATTACGACAGAGACGCGATCGAAAGGGTAATGGCTCGCCAAAAGAAATTGGTGGGACAAGGTAAAGCTAACTGTGGCGCTTTTTTACTATTAGATGATTGCATGTATGATAATAAATTCATGAGAGATACATGTATAAGACAGTGTTTTATGAATGGTAGGCATTGGAAAATTTTCTTCATGATCACTATGCAATATTGTATGGATCTACCACCAGCCCTCAGAGCAAATGTAGATTATGTGTTCGTTCTAAGAGAAAATATCATTCAAAACAGAGAGAAATTGTACAAGTCATTTTTTGGAATATTTCCTAATTTCGAAACTTTCAATAGGGTCTTTGATTCTTGCACGGAAAATTATGAATGTTTAGTGCTCGATAACACTTCTAAAAGTAACAAGGTGGAAGATTGTGTATTTTGGTATAAAGCGAAATTACATGACAATTTTAAAGTAGGATCTCCTGAATATTGGAACATGCATAAAAAGGTTTATAATAATAAGAAAAAAGTTGTAAATGAAAATAACAAAACAATCTCAGTTAATCCTAAGTTAAAATAAAAATTCAATTACTTATCAATAAAATGCTTCCACCAATCAAGCTATTGAAAAATAAAAGACTCTGCAGATTTGTGGGTGATACATATGAACTAGATAAAAACGACACATTGGAACTTAAAGTATTAAACAGAGACCCGCAATCTATAAATCTCTTAGCTATAGAGAATGCTTCTGAAATTGCTAAAATATACTTGCAAAGAAATTATGAAAATATTCTTAAATTAATAAGAAAAGAATCACTTTTAAATGAAAAAAATATTTTGAAATGTAAAAATTTTGATAATTTATGTTTCACAAATTCTCTATATGATGTTGAATATATTCATTTGGAAAAGAATTTATCGAGTGGAGGACACGCTATCTTTATTAAAATTGAACACCACAAAAAAATAATACACGTTTATGATTCTATGGATAATTTTGATTATGAATTCAGAGAAAAAATACTGGAAACATTTAAACATTATGCAATCAAGGATCACTCGGTACGTGTACAGCCCACAGGAGGCTTTATACAAACATGTATAGATGATTTCAAATGGTGTATGAGTATAAAGGGTAATCCTAAATATCTTAAAAATTCATTTGAGATATCGCAGTGTGACGAATTATCACAGCATCATTTTTGTTATGTAGAGTCGTTTTTGGTCATGGCTTGTCAACATTTGAGACTTTATCCTTATAAAGTTAAAGATCCAAGAAAGAGATTAATCTTTATAAAGAAGATAATTTGGGGTATACTTCATAAACTTTACAAAAATAACGACGACGATGTATGGAACTATTTCTTACAAAATTTTCCTTATGTAATGGAAACTTACTACTCAAATGGTGATAAAGTGCACATGAATAATGATACTTTTCATGCACCAAAAAGAGATTTCATTACAAAAATAGAAAAAATAGATTTTCCAGAAGGAATATCTGATTGGACATTGCATAAAATAATAAAATGGGCCAATGCGACAACTTTTTAGTTCTTAATTGTAATACTATATTATAAATGTCTACTGAAATAAATAATATGAACCTTTCCGAAAATGATTCCACAATGGTTGATATTAAAAGCACGACTTTTGTAGAAGAAAAAAATATTAGTCAAAGTAAAGAAACAATGGATTCGACATCTTTAAGTGATGTTATGATGAATAATAATGATGTTATTAACGACATGGGATCATCAAATCAATTCCAAATGCCCCAAGCCGACATGATGATGCCTCCCACACAACAGCCTAAAATTTCGAACAAAAAGAGCAACCCTATGAATCTCACAGACGAACAGATGATGAGCGTGATTGTTGCTATATGCACAGCCATATCTATAAGTAAACCTGTTCAGGAAAAATTAGCCGGTGTGGTTCCCCAGTTTTTGAATGATAATGGTAGTCGTAGTATGGTGGGTTTGGCAGTTACAGGATTGGTTGCAGGTATCCTTTTCTTTATAATTAATAGGTATTATAATAATTAGTTAAGTTTGAATAAATATTTCTATCATAAACGAAATACATAACCAAAAAACCAAATAAATATCCAACTGTTATAGTCGTCACAGCTTGGATATTGCCTTTATTATTAGTTGATATTTCTTCAATGCTTTTTTCTAAAGATTTCGTACGTTTATTCTTGATACCCTTTGTCAATAATATGACAAATAACATACCCAAGAATAAACTCGATACAAGAAATTGTATGTCGACTCTCATTCTAGTTAAGAATGTATCGTATCCACCCTCGAAAGCTATTCTCATAAATAAAGGAATAAATATAGATAAACTCACGATATTTGTGTAATATCTGATTTCTTTATTTTTTATAAACATAAAAAATTTATTTAAGTGCATAATATTAACTATGATTAGAAAAACTCCCACGAACATCATAAATGTGGAAACATCCGTTTCACCTCGCATTTATAATTAATTTATATTTTTTTCCCGTCTGATACATGTTTTCCACAGAAATCTTTGGCTTCTGGTATATAAGTGTATATGCCCAACTCTATAGCCACATCTCTTATCTTTTCAAAGTTTTTCCAAAAATTTTTGGAATGAGAGTATTCCTTTACAGTGCAATGAGCCAATTCGTGTAATAAAACGTGAAATATTTCATTAATATTACCATCTAAACATACTCCTATTTCGGTACCTTTGTTAATGTTGTATCCAACTGAACCACCACGTTTTGTAAATGCTGTGATGGGCATTTCTTTATGAATCTCTGGAAACATATTTTCTTTTATAAAATGTTCTCGAATTATCCTATATTTTTCCTTTAAATTTTCTAATTTTTCTGGAGTATTTGTATTAATTAATAAAATAATGCATATTATTATCAATACTAAAGTCGCTATCATTTACTATAAACAAATATAAATTTAGAATACATCTCTGTTATTTGAGAACCATATAAATGTTCCCATAACTCTAATTCTAGACCCAATTCCTTCAAATGTGTTACAAGTAAATCCTTATAAGCTATGGGTTCCGGTATGTGACCATTATTATAATAAGGCGTGTCTGTTAAATACACATCAACCTTATCACCGAAATATCCCGTTATATCTGCAACTAAAAAATAATTACCCAAATCATCCTTCAGAGGTGTCCTAGCAATTATATACTCAGAGTCGGGTATGATTCCGATGAGTTTACCATTAGGTTTTAATCGATCTCTTATAGCATTTATCGTTTTGAAAAATAATCCCTTACTACTAAATATGTACTGGAGTGAAAAATTATAACAAATCACATCATATTTTTTATATGGACATTTCATAATATCACCATTAAAAAATATGGTATCTATACGCATGTTTTTAGACCTTCTTTTAGCTTCATTAAGAGCTGTCTCATCGGGTTCACAAGCGTGAATTACGACACGACAATTGTTCCATTTTTGTAAATCGCCACCAAAACCACAACCAACATCCAGAATTTCATAATTTTCTTTGCAAACACACTCTATGAGTTCCCTCTTATAAGAGTTGTGTCGCTTTCTTAACTGATCCATAAATATTAATATTATTTATAATACTTAGGCTTAAAGTTTTAATTTCATTTATAATAAAATGTCTATGCTTGAACAAGATTACACAACCGTACCGGGACAAGTTTATGCATGCCTTTCCATAGTTGGTCCCACGACGCCTCAAAAAAATGATAAGTTTGGAATAAAGATTAGAGGTGCATTTGCCACGAAGGAGGAAGCTGCAAACCACGCTAAACGTCTTCAGAAGGAGGATGCTACTTTTGATATTTATGTTGTAGATATGTACAAATGGTTACTCATACCACCAGATCCCTCGGCGATTGAAGATGCCCATTATACAAATGAAAAATTGGAAGAGCTTATGACTGGATACAGAGAAAATCAAGCACTTGCCGCTAAGATGTTCGAGGAAAGGAAGAGAGATATGATGAACACTAAAAATTATTATAAACCCGGAGATGAAAATTCCAAATTCTATAACAAACCAGACGAACCACCCATCACTCATCCAGGTGAGGTTCTAGAAAAACTTAAAATCGAAAATCCAGATAAGCCGATGGAAGATCTTGTAAAAGAGGCTGACGAAATAGTGAAAAAGGAGATCGAACAGAGAAGAAAGGAAAGAGAATTGTCTGTGAATGCAACAATTGAAGAACAACCCGATGAAGAACCAGAAATTTCTTCTAAATAAGTAATATATGTATATATATTTGTTAGTTTTTGTAATAGGTATATTTATAGGAGGGTTTATGTTTCCTGTAAATATAAAATGTGACGAAGAAAAACCTGAAATGGTAAAAACATTAGATAAATTCAAAGATATATTAAAAGATCCTATATGGGCTTCTAAACATTACCTCAGTGTCAGGGATGAGGATGAACCAATTAAAGATTTCGAGGGATTAAACATTTCTTAAAATAACTGGTTGCATAGTTTTACCCATAAAGAAACCCAATATAAATGCTATGAAAATTAGAATATAACTAGTTTTATCTAAAGATGAGAAAAAGTCTTGTTTAGGTAATTCATTAAATTGTGGATGAAATTGTGGATGATAAAGTTGTTGTTGTTCATCGTGATGTTCGATGATGTCTTGTTGTTTAATATCTAATTCTGGGTTATATTCTAAATTATTAGAAATTTCAGTCTCCATATATTAAATTATACGTTTCTTTTTTTAAGTTTATGTATACGCAATTCTTCTTCATCTGAATCTTCGTCTGTTTCTTCTTCTTCGTCGCTATACACTATAAAGTCCTTCAAATTACCGTGTTCATCTTCATCGTCATCTCTTTCTCTCTTTCTTTCATTATTTTCACTATATGAATCTGATTCTGAGTCGTATTCATCGTCACTTTCACTCTCTGAGGGTTCATAATCGGTATCATCGTCTTCTATCTCTTCGAATAGTTCTAGTCTTTCTGGTGGTTTAGATATCCTACCAGACCTAGTAGTTACAGTAGACATTTATTTATCATGACGATATTTTTTTAAACTCCTTTCTGATATTTGCAATCAATTCAAGTATTTCCTCTTTAATATCATCATTTATAATATAAAGTTCAGCTAGGTTTTCCAAAGCCCTTTCCATGAATTCATTAGAAATATCTTTGTGTTTTTTATAGTATTTAGCCATCTTAATATTTGAAAAAAATACCATGTAATGCTCTTCGCTTATTCCTGAGTATTTATGAGCCTCTTTAATATAATAGTCAAGATTGTCTTCACTCACTTCGTTCACATAAGTCAGTCTATATAATGCATAAGATATGATAACGAAATATAATATATACAACATATTTATCATATAATATTAATTTTTTTCTATTTTTAAACCATGTATTGATGTACATTTGAGAGCCGACGGGCCATTAATGTTTATTCCCTGACCTTCTGGTGTATTTTGTTGAGGTTTTATGTTAACTTTATGACCAGTTGGTACAGTGATAGATTTAAACTTATTTTCAAAAGAAAATACTTGTAGGACATCATCATCAGGTTTAAGTGGTGGAGTTTCAAACTTTCTACCTTTATAATCGCATTCTGGCCAAAGAGTAATACTATTTTGTTTTTTACCCCATTCAACAATTTCTTTTATTCTTTGTTCTTCTTTTCGTTTACTGTAGAGAAACCATCCACCACCTCCTAACAAACCTAACATAACTGATAGCGAACATGATGCAATAACAATTCCTGAAATGTTGTTCATATATTATCAACATATAAATTATTACTTATTTTATATTCTCTACATCTACAATTACAACATGGTTTGACTATAGTATTCTTTATGTTTATCTTTACATTTTCCATATTACATGTATTACATTTCAAATTTGTTACGACATCAAAACATTTATCTCCCTTCTTCTTATTAACTTCCAAAAAATAAAAATTTTCTTTTTCAAAAAAAATATTTTTAGAGATAAATATTTTCAAATAATTTTCATTGAAATAAAAAATATTTTTATTTTTTTTTATATTTTGAAAATTATTTTTTTTATTTTTATGATTCAATTTTTCTTTTATAGAATTATCTAATAAGTAATGTTTACCTTCATAGTTCTTACACATATGACCACTATATCTACCATTCAATGTTAAACACTCACAGAAACACCTTTGAAATATATAGTTTTCATATACATGAAACCATATATGATTTGAATTATGTTTCTTTTTTATATTCGAACAATATTTTGAATCTGTTGTTATATAAAAACTACCATTTGTTTCACATATACGTAAAATATTCGCTTTACTTTGACCCTCTAAATGTTTTCTAATGTAAGTTTGTAGTTCATTTTTTAGTTCAACACTTGTTATATCCTTACCCTTATATTCTGTTACATCTTTATTGGTGATTGTTATACCCACGTTACTAATACAATTTTGTGTTCTCAAAATGGATTTTTTAAGAATTTCAATGTTAGGTTTTCTTTTATCTTCATCGATCGTTTCCATCACATCAAATAGACCACTTTTAAATATGGCATATGGTATATAATATCCCTCGACGATTTTACCATTTACACACTGTTCACAACCAGTCCCGTTACACGAAACATGCTTACTCATTTTATGGGACCATAACATTCTCAAACCACTACCATTTGATTGTGTACCCGATTTTCCGTATACGGAACAGTCTATTACTTCTTCCCATTTTATATTAGGATATTTACATTTCATCTCAGAAATTAGTCTATCTCTTATCGTTAAAGATATCATTTTATTCACTACAAACCCTGACCATATTATATGACACCCAAATTTAATCTTTTCTCCACACTGTCTGGGTTTCTGAATGCATATTAATGCATCATTTTCTGTATAATTTTTAACACATTTACATACGTTTGTGAATATTTCCTCGAATTTATAGAATTCATCATTACTTTTGTAATCTAGATCTATGAAGAAATTATAATTCTGCGTCTTTTGTTCTACGACGAATAATTTTTCGTTTTTATTAAGAGAACGTATATATGCATTATGAAATTCATCTAATTCATCATTTGGTACGGATAACACACCACCATCCATCAATACGTGTGATATATTAGATGCATTATTCATGCGTCTCCATTTAGATATCATTATTATATAACCAACCTAATTTTTTAACCTTTTTAATACAGATAAATCTATTTCCGGTTCTTTATTCTCTAGGTCCTTTTTAATTGTTAATAGTTCACATACCTTTTTATCGTTTATTTCGTTTAAATACTTTTCTACCTCGTCGTCTGAATATTCAAATTTATCAGTCAAACAGTTCTTTATCTGCATAAGAATAAAACTCTTAGATTTCATTACTGATAATATTAAACTTTTTTCTTTTCTTAGAAGTTACACAGCTGTAAAAATTTGGATTATTTATTACGTTGTAATTTATTCTTTCCCATAACTGTCTCATTTTAAATTCACTTAAAGTATCAAAACTTAATAAATCATTTTCATCATAAGCCTTTTTTAAAGGTATTATTCTGTTTTGCATTTTATCTTTTTCATTATTAAACTTATTAATGATATTAATTTGATCATCCCTCGATATATTAACAAAAAATATAAACACTGAATATTCTAATATATCACCATTTTCATTTACTGAAAATTTGAAATTAGTATATTCTCCCATTTTAAGATTTATTATTCCCCTCGTTTCCTCTTCTAATTCTCTAAGAGCACATTTTAATGGAAAATATTCCTCTCTTTTTTTACATCCACCTGTTACAAATATCCATTCCTTAAATCTTTTGTCTCTTACGGTTAAAAATCTGGGTACGTCGTCCGTAAATGTTACGGGAATTGCAATAGTTTTGTATTTTCTCATGTCTCATTGCAATTATTAAATTAGTACAATAAATTATTCAGTCTTTCCTGTCTCGGATTTAACTTCTTCAATTATTTTTGGTTTTTCAATTTCAGATATCGTTTCTGTCTCCGTTTCTCTTATTAAATTTCTCGTTTCATTCTTGAAACATAAAAAATCATCCTGTAATTTTTTATTTTCTCTGTAAAGGAAAGTACAAAATATAATTGATAGTACTATACCACCCAGTATTAAAGTCTCTCTATCTAAAGAGATCATTTATATTTTGTATGATAGTTTTATTTAGATATAATCGCACCTCCCCTGGTCTTAACTTCTGGGCATTCAGCGCCCCTTTCTGCAAACTGAATTTCTTGATATCTACCACTCGGACACTTGGCCCTCGGTAAATATTTATCTAATGTTTTAGATTTAGGATCATAAGTTATTAGAAATAAAAAACCTATAAGTAAAATAACCCACCACATATTTATAATATTGTAAAACATTTAATTGGAATACATTAACCCACCCATACCATTCTCTATTCTTAAAACGTTGTAGTTGACAGCGTAAATATCGTGAGCATGATTTTGTTTATCACATACTAATCTTGCCGAATCTAAACGACTGAAATTGAGAGACCCCGTCGGTTGATATTTGGACATGTCGAGACAAAATGGGTAAACAAATATTTTAGATTTTTTAGTTGCACCCTCCGGACTCTGAGGTCCAACTATATCGGTATGATAATACATTTTAACTGCTGTATAATGAGGATCTGCAAACTTAAAATCAGTAACATCCGTACCATTTATCTGTAATTTAATTTTATTAGTAGATTCTGTTATGCTTATAGTATCATCCCCTGACACTGAATCTCCCATGTTACCCGCTACTAATAACTTCACCGGATGATTAAAGTTCAATTCCTGAACTTTAGAACCAGATGCTACAGCTCTCTGTGTTTGTGTTATAAGCATAGTATGCTTCATAGAAGCTAATTGTGTACGTTCTGTATCATCAAGATATACGTACTGGGCGTGACACTCCCAAATACCCCCCATAGTACCACCCCATGTTATTCTTATTTCAACATCGTGATACTGAAGAGCTATGAGTGGTAACATAGACTGAAAATGTTCACAAAATGAAAATCTTAATGGATAGAATTTAGTCTCTGATAAACCAGTTCCAGACATATTAGCCGAAGAAGATTTTGCATAACTGGAAGATATTACAAAAGGAGCCAACTTTTGTGAGAAATCAGAAGTTTGTGTATCAATAACCTGGCCACCTATCAGTAATTCAACCTTACTGATATTAGCAGTCCAATCATCAATACCCTTAGTTAAAACACTTGACCCATCATCACATGTAAGGTAAACATATCCAAGTAAATCACCCTTTCTATCGAAACGGACTGTAGACATACCATTAGCAGTGGGATTACCCTGTATCACCTGGCGTTCCACTGTTTGGGCAAAATTAGTATGACGTTTGTAATTGGACCTAAAAAAAGAAACCTCAGGTTGTCCAACTAAGTGAACATCCTGAGCTCCCACAGCTACGAGTTGAGCAATACCGCCAGACATTTATTATATTAATTTATTTTATTTTAAACTAAAAAAGTGCGACACTTGGATCTAGAGATTCAGTTAGTAATAGACTAATCATACCAATCATAGCCAAACGACCATTCACAAGTTCCTTATCAGGTGTGAAAAATCCATTGACGTAACCCTCGTCATTATTATTTGTGACTGTTCCGAGAAAGGTAAGTCCAGATACAGCGACTGCCAAACCGATGTTGTCATGAAATTGTGTACTTACCGAATTTCCTGTCATAAGTTCCTCAATCAAAGCTGAACTGAAACCAATCATCGCACAACGTCCATTAACTCTCTCTGCTATGCTTAGAAAATCATTATTTCTTTCGATCTTTTTAAGGGGTGGAACGTAGTTGTATTTCTTTTTTGTTTTAGTTTCCGGTTTAATAACATTATTAACTTTCAATGTATTCAAGCAGATGGAAGCCATTGTATATCATTATCATTTTTAACCTTTAAATAATGTTGCGTTCATATAAATATTATTGTAAATGTTTGAAATTGTTATTAAACAATGGTTCGAAGACGGTACACTCACATCACTTTCGAATACTGTATAATTAACGTTAGCTATGGGTGATGTTATGTAATACGTACCGTTGGTATTTCCTACTACCGGTATCACTATTTGTGACCCATTTATGAGATTTGTATAAGATATATGTTCTATGTTAGATTGTTGCAATTCTATAACTGGACCCGTACCGTAAGTCTTATTAGCACCGTCTATGACAAGTACATTAGAATTGAATATGCTGGCCGTTATACCCGGATCTGTTAGTTGTATATTATGTGATACGGTATTACCGGTTATATGTATATTTCCACTGGCAATGAAACTCGTGTCAGTGTTTGTG